CGGAGATACCGAACGTCCATGCCCACGCCCAACTTAATCCATTCCAACCCACATTTAATGATGCTCATTATTTAACTGTAGCGGTCTATAATCAGCACCAAAGAGTCGGTCGTCATTGGCAGCATTTAGAACATTTCTTTCCTGGCGTATTGGATATGTTACGTGAACATGCACCAGAAATGGGCACGATAATGTATCATAACGGTGATAACGGCTTAAACCGTGTGTTGGCAGTTGTTTGTACGACTAGACCAGCCATGGACTTGGCACAGCGCCTACGTGAAATCGATTTGTTGCAGAGGTGGGATGGGCCCGTGTACATAGTGCCGCAACGCATAGGTAGATTTAGTGCACCCCAGTTCATAGAAACTTGTAGGGTTGCAATGCCGCAATGCGTTGTGGCGCGGTTCTACCCACCACGCAGGCTGCAGCAAGAGGTTGAGGAGGCGAACCAAAATGACGCAGGGGAGGAACCCGCCGTTGCCCAGGTGGAACGGCAAGAACCTGATGATAATGAAGTTGATGAAAACATGGAATTGGGACCTGATCACCATGTGCCAGTCGATGATGCTACATTGACTGGGCGATTAGCAACATGGTGGTTGCGCATCACACGGCAGCTTCGACAGCCAGAAGTTCCGGCTGACGTCCGCTGGGCGCGATGTGGTGTGTTTCCTATAATTAATTTGCGTGCCACGGGAAGTGGATTGATGCTGGTAGGATCCGCTTTGGCTGCAGCAAACGTTCCAAGGTTAACATGGGAGTTGTCATACAATTACCCATGTGAGCTAACGTCTAAAGCCTTAGCGACTTTCTGCAATGCAACCAACGTGACCCTGGACAACGCATTGGTACATCATATAAAACCTTATTCTCATCCTGCATTCCATGCCACATATTTAACTCGTGTGATTAAATTTGTTAGTAAAAACATTCCTTTGTTAGCCAACACCAGCATCGGGTGGACGATGCGAAAATGTCGTTGTACTGGTCCATGGTACTACCCTAAGCCAAAATGGAGTTGGCTTGGACCAGCAGTTTTTGTGATTGGCTGTGGTTTGCTATATATTGGTGTTCGTGCAATAGTGCGCTCTGATCCCGAAGCGGATGCTGTTGCGCGGCAGGCAGCGTTTATGCGGCCGCGCAATAGAAACACTTTAACGGTAATTGAAGGTCGGCTTGATGCGTGGATGCAGCGTGAGAATGTTCCCATTGTGTATCGCGCCGGGGTGCGAGTAGCATCAGCTGTTCGCGCCATGGATGTGAGTCCTGAAGAGGAGCACTTGCTAACGCAAGTTGGCGGCGTACAACAAAATCTACGTAATGCGGATGTATCCGGTTGGATCGGAAATGTATCACAATATCTAAGGCCATTTCTTCCTTTTTTAGGAGTGGGCCTGGGATTGGTATATTTCCGACCCCCGCAATCTGTGTTGGTAGCAGGCCGCTCAAGCCTTTACGCGATGGGTCAAGAATTGATACGTCCAGGGTTGCAGCCCACGCTGACAGGCGGGTTGCATTAAGCGTGAATCCGCAACTAGGTGACGAGTGCTACCAGTCTTATGTTCATGAACAGTGTACATGTAATGAGATTGTTAGTGCCCGCAATCGTGTTTTGTTCCCACAACCTCCATTGGGGGATAAGTGGGCCAAAGCTGTCGTGCAAGTTCGCAAAGTGATGAAAATGTATGCACGACAAGTTTGTCGCGGAGATTTGGGCGCAATAACGACCGTGTCATTTGATGAAGCATTCCGCAATTTTCCGCCAGCTAAGAGGCAGAAGTATGCCGAATCATATGAGAAAATTGGATCACAACCAGATATGGCCAAAGGTCACTGCATGGCGTTTGTAAAGTACGAGCGCCTTGCTGAGTGGGATAAGGACCCACGCATGATCCAATTTCGCAATGCTGGGTACGGAGCAGCTTTAGCTTGCATGCTTAAACCAATAGAACACCGTATATACAAATTAAGGGATTCAAAATCAGGGTTGCCGTTGGTCGCAAAATGTAGTAATGCACATGAAAGGGCCGAGATTTTGAGGGAGAAGTGGAATCGTTTTGAGAATCCCGTCTGCATCAGCTATGACTGCAGCAGGTGGGATGCTCATGTAAAGGTGGAGCATTTGGAGTTAGAACATGAGTTCTACTCAATGTGTAACCCAGATCCACAACTTCCAACTCTTTTGCAGAAACAATTGCGTAATAGCGTGTTTACTGCCAATGGGTTGTTTTATCAAGTTTTAGGCGGGCGCATGAGTGGCGACATGAATACCTCAAGTGGAAATGTTGCTCTCATGCTCTTTTTCATGACAGCAGCGACTAAGGGCTTTCGACGAGAAATTTATGATGACGGCGACGATTGTGTGGTTATCGTCGAGGCTGAAGACGAAGAGAAAATCTCAGAACGTGTACTCGAATGGTTTACCCAAGCAGGTTTTGTGATCCGTGTTGACGCAGTTGCGAGACAATTTGAAGAAATAATGTTTTGTAGTTGTCACCCTGTTTGGGATGGACAAATCTACAAAATGGTTCGTGACTGGAGAAAAGTTGTTGGCTTTGGAATCTCTGGCGCTAAGTGGATGCGCCAAGGTGAGAAGGCAATGAAAACCTACATTCGCACGAACGGAGTCTGTGAAATGGCGTTGACAAGGGGTGTGCCAGTACTGCAAACTTATGCTCAAAGGCTCATACAGTTTGGCCAAGGTGGAAAGCTGGTTGAGGACGCAATGGAAGTCAAGAAGCGTCTTCGACTTGCCATGTCAAATGATCAAGTCGAAAGCCTAGATCAGATTGACACCACGCCTCGGGATATCACTTGGGAATCACGTGAGAGTTTTGCTATTGCATTCAATATCAATCCACAACAACAAATTGATATGGAACAAACAATTAGTAATTGGACATTCCCTCAAATAGAGCAGTGTGTTTTACCTGAGTGGCGGACAAGTTAGGGGCGGCTCCACTCTTGCACGCCCCGGCCGGGCAATGACGACGCCAACACAAACCGTCATTGCTCAGCCCATTGAGTGCACGCTATGCGTGCACCCTGTAGGAGAACGCGGCGCGGTTTTCTCGTCCGTATTCTTCTACATGTCCCACTATTTGATCAAACACACACGAGTCACAGCACCAGTGGCGGACCCGAGTACGACCGATCCTAGATTGGCCGGGCCGGTCTACCGCTGTGCGTGTGCACGTCAAACAAAAGGCGATTTTGGCACAATGCAACATGCGCTCATGAAGCATGCCATCATCGCTCGACCTTGCTCTGGTCAGGCTGGCGTTGTTGTTTAAGTGCAATCTGAGACTTAAAACCATTCCGGCGTGTCTGAAAGAGATTGGGCACCTCCGAAGACAACTGCTCAAGTGGCGGGTTTTGCAACATGGAAGGGGAAGGCGAGGATAGGGGATGGTCTAGGAAGAAGTAAGGTGTACCGACCCACCACCTGGTAAAACTGGGTGCCTAGCGACTATCTGATGACCCCAACTGGAGTGTTCCATAACCCACCACCATGGGTGGGCGCTGAAATGTCGGGAAGCACGCACCACGGGAATCCGTGGGGGCCTCAAGCGTGCTTACCCATTCAAGGAAAATTTAGGAAAACATAG